CCAGAGTCGTATTGGTTTTGATAAGGCGTTAAATCTGTCTGCGCCAAACTCTCAGCGCCTACTGTTTGACCCTGCACTTGTTGCGCTTGCAATGGGTTTAATCCGCCGATCTGCTGCGCACTCACGCCTTGCGCTTGAACCTGCTGGTTATTGATTGGAGCAAAGCCAAATCCGCTCTGCACGTTCGATGCGCCTACATTGCCAACTTGTCCTGGCGCAGTGATCGACCCAGCGGTTACTTGCGAGGGCTGAAAGCCTGTCTCTGCTCGCGTCGTTGCAATCGCATCGTTGATCTCGCCCTGGCCAACGCCAGCACGCGCAGTATCTGCGGCCATGTTCATGCCTTCTAGCTGCGCAGGCGCCAAGGGCGCAATCGTTGCGTAGTTGTATGGCGTATAAGGCGTTGCAGCAACACGTTGCCCTTGTCGGAACGTGTCGGTCAGCATGCCTTTGAGCTCTGGGTCGAATGTTTGCTCAGAGCTCTGCTTGTTTTTGCCTAAACTCATAGTCCTACCATCCCAATATCAAAGTTGCGGAAGTCTGGCCGTATGTCATCCATCACCGGCGAAGACTCTGAAATAAACGGCCCTGCTGCGGGCATTACTGCAGGCCGGTAACTGCCGCCGGCCATGTCCAAAATAGGCATCGACTGACGCGGTGCCTGGTAGTTATCAATCAATTCTTGCGCCGCTTTACGCTTTCGCTGACTGACTGATTGCCTATTCACGATCTCCATTGCTTCGGCCAAACCTGCAGGTACTGATCGCCCGCCGTACTGTCCGCCTTCGCCGCCAATGCCAACATCAAAAATCGGTATGCCATTGGACTGAGAGTTAACTGCCGGTTGCTGGGCGGCGACCGGAGCCTGTACTGGCGGCTCGCTGCCAGGCAAAGGAAACTGCTCGTAATACGCCATGTCAGGTTGCGTGATCTCAGTGCCAGACCCGTAAAAATCTTCTGGCAACGCAGGAGGCGCGGCCATTGCCTGCTCTGTGAGCGACGGGCCGCCGCCTTGCTGTAAATCGCCCATCAAGCCTGGGTTGATGCGTAACAATTCTTGCAGGCCGATATTGCTACCGCCGCCGCTGCTTCCATCTTTACTCATATCTGCTTGACCAATGTTGTGTGTGCTTCTTCCCAATTCATTTCTTTTAACGCCTTCGTCCAGCCTTTGCGCCCGCTCATGCTGAGCGCCGAGCACTTCAGGCTTTTGGCAAACGAAATCAAACTGGATTCCATATCTTTTATCTCAACCAAATCACCCGCCGCTAGGAAAACATGCAACGCTCTTAGGCGCGGGTACTGAACGATCTCAGTAACCAAGCAGCTTTTGCTTGCCGGCCAAAAAAACATGTCGCCAACGCTTATCGACTGCAGCACGTCTTCGTAGGTGTGCGTGCCGCCTGCTCGCGCTAGCGCCATCTCTAATAGCTCGCGGTATGGCCCAACGACGTCTTCTGCCGTATGCAAAACTGCCTCGCTCATAACGACGTCGCCGAAATGGTGCCGTCGTTCGCGACAGTGATACTGAATCGCGTGCCGTCAGGGCTCTGCAGAATCAGCCGCTCATTGCGCAACTCGACGTCCTGGTTCTTTTTGCGATTTAAGTTGTCAGCCTGCTCAATCAGGTTGTTGCGCTGGTTTTCCTGCACAAAATCATAATTACGCTGCGCCTCGGGCAAGATCATCGTCTGCTGCCCTCCCGTACATCGAGCCGCATGTTGCCTACTCGCCAGCTGCTAGGAGTATTGCCGGTGACTGTCATCTGCACCTGGCGCCCCTGAAATCGAACGCTCGTTGGCGCCGCCATGTCGAACGGGCCAAACGTACTCTCAGCTGCATTCGGATAAAAACGTGTCTTGAATGTGGCAGTCACGTCGCCCTGGGTTTTTTCGTCAGGGATCAACGACGTCGCAACCATCATCCGGTCGCCATTACCCAGCTGCAGCGGGCCGGTTTGCGCAAAGACGGTGCTGCCAGAGTCGTAGGCGTAGCCGACTTCGTGCTCATAGACATAGCCGTCAGCGCTTGTGTAATTAGGGAACACAAACGCACCCACATCGACGCCAGCCGTGCGCGCCAGGGTGCCAATCTGCCAATGGTTTTCCATGTAGTTATAAGAGACATAGCTGTCGTTCTCGCTTGATCCGCTGCTTGGGTAAAACCAAATGATCTCGCTGAAATTGCTGTTTTGTACCGCGTAAACCTTCGAGCGCTCGGTGACGTTTAAGTTTTCAAATATGAAGTCGCCGACACTGCTGCGCAGCGGCTGCACGCTTCCGTTGTAAACAAAGAAGCCGTTGTTGCCCATCCAATAAGCCGCACCGCCGGCAGTAGCGCAAGCGTTGGCGCTAATGACGCCACACGCCGTGCCGACTTGCTGGAAGCCGTATATGAATGGCGGGCCTTGGTATCTGGCAGTGTGCGCGTCGGTGTCCGTCAGCAAGAGCGTCTCGCCGCGCATGCGCTTGCCGGCCATCAAGTTGCCGTCTGTCGCCAGGGTAAAACTGCCTGCCTGGTTTGTTGCGGCGGGCGTCCAGACGTTGCTCTGCTCTTGATCAGAGAACGCGACCTTATTCCCTACGCCACCAGCGCCAAGCGCAAATACAAAACGCTCTGGGCTCACCACAATGGCGTTGTTATCGACAGGCGCATTGCTGAGCACAGCTGCCACTGCGGCGGTGCTGTTGGCCCACTGATAAATCTTGCCGTCGCTCGTAGCTGACGCGATGACATATTCGCCGAATGTGTCTAGCGACCAAGTCGTTGCCGGCGTGTATGCGCCGCTGTCTGGCCTGGGCGTGTTCCAAGTGCTGGCGCCCCACGTCAGACCGCCATAGCCTAGGTTCTGCACTGCGTCGGCGTTGCCGGTCGTAAAGCCAGCCGGCGTAATGTCTGTCAGAGCGTTGTCTTCGCCAACAAAGTAAAGGTTCGTGTGCGTGCCTGCGACCGTGCGCCGGTTGCGGCTGTTGTCGAGGTAGGCGATCAACGCGCGACAGACGCCAGACATGGCCGACGTTGTGCGAGCACGCCATCCGCCTACCGGCTGCAACGCACCCTCGTACCAGCGAACCAGGTTTGCGTCTGACCATGTATTTGCCTGCTGCAAATCGGTGCCGTTCTTAACGACGCCTGGCGGCGGTGCTATGTTAAGAAAAGACACGATATTCACCCGTTTCAATCATGTCGCAGAGCTCGTCCGCTCGATAGCCAACCTGCTCCGCCCAACGGCTTGCGTTGAATTCAGTGCTGGCCCAAAAGTAATCGCCTGACTCCATCGCGGCCAATGCCTTCTTGAATCCAAGCAGTTTGGTCAGGCCAAGGTTAAATGCAATGTCGATCATTGCTTCGCGCCGCACACTATCGAGTTTGCTGTACCAGGTAAACCGATCGGTGAGCTCTTGCTCCACGCGCTTGATGTCGTTTGCAAGCAGCATGTCGATCTCAGAGTCGCTCAGGCCAATACCGCCGCTCTCGTCAATGTTGCGACCGACGCCCACCGTTACCTTGCCGGCGCTGCATTTGTAGGCGTGACTTTTCACGCCCTCATGCCGTTTCAGCATTTTGATAAGTCGTTCACTCATTACTTGTCTGATCCTTACTAGAAGCACCAAAATAAAAACTGATGATCGAACTAACGATTCCGCCAAGGTAGCCAAGCACCAGGTTAATTACTGCGTCTGAATTCTGATTCGGCTCTTGGATCGTCACCATAAATATGTAGCTTCCAAAGAACAGCACGCACATCACTGCGATCAGCCTAGCTGTCCAATCGCCGCTAAAACGCTTTCGCGCGTCTTGCGCGTCTGCTGTCTGCAAGGCAAACACGTCCACGTCTAGCTTTTTCATTTGGACGGCAAAGTCGTTATCTGCGCGTTTGATTTCTGCCAACTGCTCTGGCGTTGCGTTTTGCACTGCTTGCTGCAAAGCCTTTGGCTCTGGATCACAATCGAGCGCCTTCGCGATCGCTGACGCTGCGGTGCCTGCCAACGGGCCACCGAGTGCTTGCGCAACTGTCGGTGCTAGGCTGCCGATAATTCCTTTGATTGCGTCAAACTTCATTCGTTTGTCCTATGTGCGTTATCGCGTCAGGTATGCCAACAAGAGGGCCAATGTCATCGGAAGTAAAAACAAAAGAACCGCTAACACTGCCCCCACTGCCGAATCTCTTTCCAAAATTGTTTTTTTGCTGCCGCTTGTCTTGCAAGCTCTGCCTGTTTTTCTTTCCTCGCTGCTGCCATTGCGGCCATAGCCTCGCTGTACAGCTGCCCGTTTCCGCTAACGGTGAAGAGATCTTTGATCTCTTTCATCGTCTCTTGAATGTGTTTTTTTGCTAACGCCGCTTTGACGGCGTCTGCCTCTGACAGTTTTCCATCGTTGATTGATCGTTGAAGCTCAACCTCGGCACCTCCCAGGCTTGATAAATAGCCCGAAATACTCGAGATATCTGAAGTCGTTTCCGCAATTTGCTTGATCGCGCTTGTTGCGGCGTTGACGCCAGCGACGATTGCCGCAATCTCGCCGATCATGGCTTAGCCCATGTTCAATAAAATTGGCAACAAAACAGAGCCCAAAACGATTGCGTACAATCCAAAAATCAATCGCTCGAGTTTTTCAAAATTCTTTGCGCCGCTATCTAGCCGGCGCTCTATGTTTTGAAAGCGAACCAGGCACTCGCGTTCGTGCGCCTCGATCTCAGCCAGCGCCTTTTGAGCTAGCTCTTTCTGAGTTGTCGCCATTAGGCGGACTCTTCCTCGTCTTCTTCGACCGCATGCACCAGGTCATGCAAATCAGATGACCAAGCGTTTATGGTGCGTTCGCTTTCGATCATCTGAATCTGTAGCTGTTGCTGCTGATCCCGCAACATGCGAACGCGCTGCACAATGATTTGCGCCTCTGGCTGCAGGTCGCTGAAGTTAAAGTCGGTGTCGCCAATCGTAATCACTGCGTCTTCCATGCTCTATTCCTTATGCGTCAGGTTCGTATGCGTTTGCTGCGCTTATAGCAGCGTTAATTGCAGTCATGTCTTCGCTGCCCCAATCTTCCAAAGCCGTACCAGACGATAGGTATCCAGCACTACGCAGTACACGCTCTTGCTTTTCTTCATTGGTCAGATCATTGCCGTACTCATTATCAGCGTCTAACACACTTGTGATGACGTTAGCGCCATCCAGCATGGCTTGGTACATCTGAGCTTTTTCTTCGTCGGTTCTTACTTCAGACATGATGTCCTCCTATGCTTCTAGTGCTTCAATACGAGCAGTGAGTGCAGCGTTTTCTGCGGATAGTTCTTGGATGGCTTTA